ATTGGAAACGTTCAGCCTTCCGTGGCAAGGTTCAGTTCACGGCTCCCACCAGTCCTCATCTCGAGGAGCATGGTAAAGCTCGTCTTCTGTAAAACCAGGCCATTCTTCGTCCTCTGCGCACTCTCCCTCCCCGTTAAACCAAACCGTCTTCACAGACGGTGTGGCGGGCGACGAGATTGGTGTGTCCTTACGGACCCACCGTTCAAAGTCGTCCTCCGACGAGTGAGCGCGCATGGCGTTGATTAATCGCGAAGTGCACTCCGCCTCCCCAAAGCTATAGGGTTGGCGGAACGAACTTACTAGTTTCCAAGGTGCATATTGCTGGTATAAGATCTCGATCCTCAGGTGATAATCGGCTGGCGGTTTTGGTAGAGAAATCTCCACCGCCCTATCTTTAAAGCCGACGATCTTCTCCCACGAGGACTTCATGCTATGAGCCTGGCCCTTACGCCACAGGCGGCTCCAGTTCTTGAGGTGTTCACGATGTCCCTTCCGTACATCCGGATTGGTCGGAAGCCATCCATTAAGGAATAGCCTGGACACAATCGGACTAATCCAGTCCATCGTGTAATCGGACGCCTCTTCGGCTCCGACATAGCGCACCTCCCCAAGACCTACTGCACTTAGTGCTTTCGTGAGATACTTGCCCGCTTCTTTCCAGAAGCAGGCATCTCCCAGCTTCTCCTGTTGTGCTGACTTCCGCTTGAGATACTCCTCCACCGTACACGGCGACATCAGCCAAGTTGCTAACTTGGACTGCTGCTCCGACATAGGCGGGGGACCTTCTTTGGTCCAAGGGAGCCCAATCCCGCCGAGAACCGGCGGGATGAACCACGACATACCAGGAGGTAACTGATTGAGTTGAGGGTGGTTGCGGATGAACTCCGTCATCAACCACTCCCGACGACTAGTAGGACAACCCTCAATAGCCTTCCACGCAGACTGCGTGAGGTCACGATACCGCGATGCGCATTCCGGCGCTAAAGCGGACTTTCCGTGTCCTTTCTTGACATTCATGCCGAGAAGAAGTCCGGTGTTTAAGCAGAAGACCCGCTCGATCGAAGATACTGGCAACGCGAAGAAGCCAATCTCGGTCTTACGAACCCAGAGCTCTGAATTCACCGTGAGGAAGCGTCCGTCGGTATAAGATTTTCCGACGGACAGCTCAAGTCCGGCCCTCTTGACCTGGAGGGCCCACTCGTCATGCCACTCAGGCATTGACGGGAACACAATGTCGTCCCCATTAACTAACATATGGGTCTCAATCAGGGTGAGACGCCGCCCGCTCGCTCGTTCTAAGGCGTAGCGCGTAACGGCAGCATTGATGATACACAGTACCGGGAAAGATGTACATGACCCCATTAGCTGACCCGCGGCCTGCGGGAAATACTCAGCCTCGCCAGATTCTATCTTGGCGACGTTCTTATAGGTGATGACATGTCCCGTCAAAGTCGACTCGAACAATCGTATGGCCTCGACAGAGAAACCAAACGTTTGACCGATAGCGAGGGCAGCGGCTTCCGACAAGGTCTTATTGATCCGATCGGTCGCATTCTTATAGTCTCCCGACTCGATAAGAGCCCTAACACCCAGAAGGTCCGCCCTTTGGCAGACCCACTCCAAGTCCTCCTTCTCCAAAGGTCGCCCAATAAGACGGAAGGTAGGATGTTGACGGAGCCACGAATGGACCGTCTTCTGGATGTAGGACGCGACGTAATAGTCGTGTTCCGCTCCCCCGGTAACAACTCGGCACTTGAATGGCTCAGGCACCGGAACTGCGCGACAGGGTTGTGGCCCGTACGGAGTTGCCTCCTTTCGAGCCTGTACTGCGAAGGATTGGGCCTCACGGCGCCAATCATCAATGGTCCCACTCACTGGGAACTGAGAACAGATCTGATCACGAAGCTCGTCACATGCACCGACGTAATCCGAAATATCTGCAGCAGGGAAGGTTTCCCAAGGCAGAATCGGTAACACATCGGGCAGGCTAGCGCCGTCCAGAGCTGGCTGAGGTGATTTCGACGTCATTCCGTCGTCCGAAGGTTTACGGGAGAAAACAAAATCCCGAACCTTATCACTCTTCCACCAGTTAGACAGCACTCCAAGTGCGCCGAACTTCTCACGCGTCCCCGTATGGCTCGCTGAAACAGACGGGAGGCGAAAAGGCATCTCCTCACGACGATCAGGATGAACGTCGTGGGCGATCTCTCGGACAGTTCTTCGGACCTCGCTTATTAGGTCGTCCAAATCGTCCGGCTCCGCAGGCGTTGTCAAGGCAACACGGTGTTCCTCGAGGGCTTTGATTATCTGCCAATCGAAGAATGGTGAAAATCCCTTCTTTGCCAAAAGGAAGGATCCCACCCCTACTACACCGCGACCTCTAACACTGCGGAGAGCCCTATACCCCCCACCACCTAGAAATATTCCAGGCTTGGAGACGGATCCCCAAGGGCACCCAAGAACGGGTGTCTTCGGGATGATCTGATCCACGGAGAGCGCAAAAGCCGAAAGAAGGTGGAACTTCATCCAACTCTCGAACTCCCCATAGAGCGCAAGCCAACGACAGTTCTCTTCGAACTTGTCATAGACTTCCTCTCTGAGATCGAACTCACAGAACGTCATTAGCGCGACAATCACTTTCCTCGCCTGAGATGCCTTGGTTTGGCATAAGGCAAGAAACGTTGTCGTGACCTCGTGTACGGCCGACGTCTGTGGGAGAGGCTCCCGCATACGGCGCATTCTCATGCGTCGTTTGCGGCAGTCTTCGAGCATCCAGGACAGTTGGAGGCCTACGCCTCCCGGCAGTGGTGGGAGATCCCACGCCGGCGACATCTTTAAATTCTCATTGAAAGTCGCACTCTCATTCCCAAGATGCTCAAGCTCATCTACCAGCCAGAGCTTTCTACCCATCCACGTAGGAAGTTCGCGTTTTGAAGCGCTTTCCTTTTGATCCATGAAAGGGGGTACC